ATCTACGTCAGCCCCTTTTTTTATTATTATTGTATCTATTTCTTCAACCCTCAACTCACACTCCACCTGTGAAGTATAACCACCGTCTGAAATACTGTGTGAAACCTTTGTAATCAACCAATCCGACCCGTCAATTTCCTGTTTAAAGCCCGATAGTTGTACTGGGGTTTCCGGCATTAAATCCGGTATGCCGTAGGCAAGGGTGATGCTAAAACTTGCGACACCACGCTTGAGTTTGTCAAAAGCTGATTTTGCCGCATTGATTGCGGAGGCTTCCGTGGCGTAAGTGTGGCGTAGGGTTTTGATTTGATCGCTATTGCTTGTTACCGGTTCTTGCTGTTCTACGGTGTTGTATTTCCGTTTGCTCAAACGGCTGCCTTTCACTGTACCGTTTTTCAGAGTTCTGCCTTTTGTCATACGCTGTTTTTTCACAATCTTGGTGTTGGCATCAACGGTAATTTCGCCCCGTTTGCCGGTGTCTGTATTGTGCCAATAGGCACGCACGGCTTTGTAATTGTCGCTTTCTGCAATACTGAAATTGTAGCTGCCGCCTTCCGATTTAGTAATTTGTACTGCAGGAATAGGCTTGCCTGTGGCTGTTTTGGCTGTGCCCAATGGCATAAACAGCAACACGCCATTTTTCACGGTTGCCATTGCGCCATATTCTTCCGCAAGGCGGGTCAGTAGATTAATGTCACTTTCGTTGGTTTGGTCGATGTGGGAAATGGTTTGTTCGGTATATTCTTTGGCACATTGGCTTTCTAATTTGTTTTCTTTGGCGATTTGCGCAATCAATGTAGCTAATTTTATATTGTGAAATGACCGCTCTTTTTGCTCGCTTAGACTGCCTTTTAAATCAGCCGCCCTTGCCCGAATTGTGAGGGTATCGGGCGAGCCGGAAAACTGCACTTCATCAACCAAATATTTTCCCTTGTCTATTAGCGGCTCGCCTTGCCAACCTATCGCCACTTGAATAGTCGCATTGCGAGGGGGAAGGGCGAGTTTGCCGTCATGGTCGGAAAGTTGCAAATCGAGCATATCCGCTTCAAAGCCCCGATTGTCCTCAATTTGCATACTCATTAAACGGTCGGCAACAGTTTGGGTGATGTCGTTTTTCTGTTTATCTTGCGTGATCACAACAACAGAAAATTGAGGTGTGCGGTGATTGGTGGCAAACTCAAACATTAAAATGCTCCCATCACATTTTGTGCAAGCTCAATCAAAAGCGGGTCGTCCGTGCGTTTTAAATTGAGGGTAAAATCAATAGCACGTGCCGTTCCATCGCCAAATAGCTCCGTGCGGGTTTCTTGGATGGATTCGATGACAAAGAACCCCATCAACATAAAATTCGCCCCTTCAATCAGCGGAAATGCTGCACCGCTTTCCGCCATTAATTCCAACATGGCAAGGCTTAATGTACCGCCCGTGATTTCAGGGATTAATCGACCGCTGATAATGACGGTTTCAGAATCTTTGCCGGTAAATTGAGTTTTCGGCATTTGCCCCACAACGGAATTGGTGGGATGTCTCCACGATGATTGACGGTCTAAACTCTGAAAAGGCACGGTTTGACGGGTAAATACAAACACGCCAAGGGCAGCAAGGGCGGAGTTTTGGAACATTTAATTGTCCTTTTTGTCTTTATCAAGACAAGTGGAGTTAAACAAAAAACAAGAAATAAAAAAAAGTGTTGCAATAAACCAATGTCCGAAGTAGACGAGAATAAGGCATAAAGCTAAGAGAGAGATATTCTCGAATTTTGTTTTATTTTGGGTGTATTTGATTTTTTGTTCGGGAGCATTGATGCCCGCAGCAACGAATGCTAAGAATGAAACTAAACAAAGAAACCAAAGTAAGGTAGTGATTGCCGCAGAATTGCCAAAAATAAAGATACCCAAAACGACAGAAAAAGTAATAAATTCACGGAAGAAATCTAAAAAGCGTAATGATTTAATCGTCATAATAGAATCCTGTAAAAGTGCGGTCAAAAAATCCCTTGATTTCTGACCGCACTTGATTAGTGGAAAAGAAAAGCAATACCAAAGATAACAATCAGCCAAAAGCAGAGGAGTGCAGCTAACAAAATGCGCCAAACGACATAGGGTTTTTCCATTAAATAATCAATCACTTTCTGTTTCATTGCGTTCTCTCGCTTTTTCTCGCCATTGCATTAATTCGGTAAATGTCATCTCGTCAAAGGCTTGCGGTTGCCAGTGAAAAATCAGGGCAATATCTGCCATGGCATCTTCTACCGTGGCAGCGATTAAGATTACTCGGTCGGCTCTTCCGCTTCCGAGTTCTTCCCTAAAAAACCGACAGCCGCCGCAGCAAGTTCTGTGAAGTCTGCGACTTCCATAGTGGCAAAGTCCGATTTGTGTAGCACCGGTTGCGTGACACGTGGCAATAACACTTGCAATGCATCGACATCCATTTGCAGCACATCAAACATTTTTAAGCCTTTTAATGCTGGCACAGTGGGTTTCATCACGGTGATGTCGGTGATTTTTTTGTCGCCACGCATAATAGGCAAGCTAAGTGTAATGATTTTTGAAGTTTCGTTTTTCATAACATGATTTCCATTTTAAAACTGGAAATTTCCAAAAATAATATGGAAATTTCCAAGAGTGAATAAATGCCCCTTTCGGGGCAAGGTGTGTGAAATTAAATGCCGATGGCGGCACGATGTTCTGCCAAGCGGTCTTTACCGTCCACGATAAATACGGAATTGAGCAGATCAATTTCGATAATATCTTTACCGTTTTCGATGATTTTGTAATAAGTCAAAGGCACAGTGTAGCTTTGTTCGGTGTCATCGCCCGATTTACTGGTGCCGTTGTCGATTTCACCAAAGCGACCACGCATAACAAGTTCAATACTGGTGACTTCTTCCGTGTCGTCTTCTTGATAGGCACCGGCAAAACGTAACGGCACGCCATCAATAGAACCGCCGAATTCTTTTAAAAGTTCGGTCATATAACCGCCCATTTTGAATTGCGCTTCAAGGGCTTCCACACCGAGATTGACTTTCACCGGTCCGAACATACCGCCTGCACGGTATTCTTCCAGTTTTAAAGCGAGTTTAGGCTGGGTGATTTCGGTGACTTGACCACGGTAAGAATTACCGTCAGCCAAGAAATTCATTAGTTTTAATTTACGAGGTAAAGCCATTTATTACGCTCCTACTTTTGCAATATTGTTAGCAAACTCAACCAAATATTCATCGCTGATGTGTTGTCTAAATCCAAGTTGTTCTAATGGCGGTACAGGGCAGTAGTCATAAGAGATAAGCAATTTGGCATCTTTTAAGGTTGCTGCGGTGTTTAATTCCGGATTGATAAAGGCTTTGCCGCCAATCAAATAACCTTTTGCCACAAATTCACGCCATTTCGCATTGATCGCTTCCACAATCTCTTTCACAAGATTGACGGAAATATCTTTATCCACCGCCCAATCGAACGATTGTGCAATCGTGTCTTTCAACACTTGTGCGGTGCGGGTGTAGTTTTCATAGATGAATAACTTGTCGGCAGAACAGGTACGCAAGCCCCAGAATTTGTAACCGTTGTAATTGATACAAGCGGTAATGCCTTGTTCGTTCAAATAATTGACATCGGTCGCACTGTCGTTGATGTCGAATGAAAGCGGTTTTGTAACACCTGTTACACCGTTTAAACCTTTGTTTGAAATAGAGGTATGCCAACCAAATTCTTTGTCTTGGTAAGCTCGCATTGCAGCCGCACGCACCACGGCATAATCTACTTCGGTTTGTTTGGTGTGAGGATTGAAAGAAAGGAAATCACCAAAAATCAACATTAATTCACGTTGCGAGAATTGGCGGCGATATGTCACGGCTTGTTCTTTTGTATTGCAACCGTAGCAAGAGGCATACACAAAGCCGTTGAGTTTTTGCGCCACGCTGATTAATTCAACGGTGACATCTTGCGAATCATATTTTGGCACACAGAAAATGCGAGGTTTGACACCGCAAACGGCAGCGGAAACTAAAAAGGCTTTTAAGCCGGTGTAATTGCCTTCTTCATCCACACCGCCGATCACGTTGGCTTTCATTTGTGATTCATCGTCACTTTCTTCCACACGGATCACAATGACTTTACAATTTACAATATCTAAAATGCCGTCCAACGTACGAGAGAGCGTGCCTGTTTTGCCTGCTTTGGCAATCATTGACGGTGTAATGCCGGTGAGTAAGGTCGGTTTATTGAGTGGGAACGTGTCATTGTCTGCGTCAGGTGCTGTCGCAACCAAGCCAATAACAGCCGTTGAGGATGTCGTCAAGGTGCGCAAGGCTTCGGCAATTTCCGTGACTTTGACACCGTGGAGATATTCTTCAGACATAATTTAGCCCTATGGTTTTAAATTGAAATGTAAAAAAGCAAGGCTATTTTGTCGGAAGGTGTAGGGGAGTTCGAGCTGGGGAAAGTGTGAGGAGATAATCAACAAAATGCGGTCAGCTTTGACCGCACTTTTTGTTATGTAAAATCTTGCGGATATTGCCGCCGTTTAATTTCGCTTTCATAAGCGGTTTTGCAATGATTGGGATCACGAAATAGCCCATTGACCAATTTATACCAAAACCGCCAACGCTTTTTCGGCTTATCCGCCAACACTGCCCCACGATAGCAACGGCTGGAAAAGGTTTCATCTGCCGCCCCGCCTGCCAAGGCATTACAAAGTTGATCCACGGCGATGAGCACGTGATAGCCCCAATTTTTAATTTTTGCTTTCTTCATAGGTTTTACTCCAACC